GTAACAAGAAGTGCTCTTGAGAAGTATGCAAAAGCATATCCTGAGTTATTATATAAACCTGATCATATTAGAACTAAACACTTTGATGGATCAAGGCAGATAACTGCTTTCTTTGATACTGTTATATGTCCAGATTCAAACAGATACTTATCAGAAGATTATATGTTTTGTCAGTGGGCAAGAAAGATTGGACTAAAGATATGGATGTGTCCTTGGATGAGATTAACACACCAAGGTGCTTATATGTTTGGTGGTAGTCTAACTGACTTGGCACAAATTGGTGCAGCTGCTACAGCTGACCCTGCAATGCTTGGAGGTAATAAGAAACCTCTAGCACCTGAGCAAAAATAAATTATGGAGTTATATTATGAAATTAAGTGAAAAGACTGTTAAGATTCTAAAGAATTTTAGTAGCATAAACCAGTCCATGTTATTCAGAACTGGTAATAAATTAAAGACGAAAAGTACTCTTAACGGAATAGCAGCTCAAGCTGTTGTTGAAGAAGACATTCCTTTTGAGTTTGGAATATATGATCTTAACCAATTTCTAAGTGTGTTAAGTTTATTTGAAGATCCAGAGTTAGACTTTGATGCTAGCCATGTATCTATTAGTAGTGGTCAGAGTTCAAGTAATTATTTTTATACTGATAAAGATATGATTACTTATCCTAAAGAAGTTACACCAGAGTTTCAAAAGAAGTTAGGTTTTAACTTAACAGAGACTGATGTAAAGAACTTAGTACAAGCTGCTAATGTAATGCAACTACCTAGTATTATGATTGAATCTGAAGCTGGTAAACAAGATATTACTATTACAGCTAAAGATAAAAAGAACCCAACAGGAAATAACTTTACTAAGAAGGTTGGAGAAACTATGATGGATACATCTTTTAGTTACGATCTTGCTGTAGAGAATATTAAACTTCTTCCACATAGTTATGATGTATCTATTATAGAAGAGCCAGCTCATATAGTTGAGTTCTCTAGTAAGTATGATAATGTTCAATATTGGATCCCAGCTCAAGATGGGAGTTCATTTAATGGATAATTTTTTATGGGTAGAAAAGTATAGACCTAAAACTGTTCAAGAAACAATCCTACCTTCACAACTAAAGACAACCTTTCAGAGCTTTGTAGATAATGGTATACCTAACTTATTATTATCTGGTGGACCTGGTGTTGGAAAGACTACTATTGCAAGAGCAATGTTAGAAGAAGTTGGATCCGATTACATGGTTATCAATGGAAGTATGAATGGTGGTATTGATACATTACGAAATGACATAAAAACTTATGCAAGTACAGTTAGTTTAACTGGAGGTAGAAAGTTTGTTATCTTAGATGAAGCTGATTATCTTAATCCTCAAAGTACACAACCTGCTTTAAGAAACTTTATGGAAGAGTTTAGTAAGAACTGTGGATTTATTTTAACTGCTAATTATAAGAATAGAATTATTGAACCTTTACATAGTAGATGTAGTTCAGTAGAGTTTAACATATCTAAACAAGATCAACCTAAACTTGCTGGTGAGTTTATGAAAAGATTACAAAGTATTCTTTCACAAGAGAAGGTTGAATATACTGATAAAGTTCTTGCACAACTTATTATGAAGTACTTTCCTGATTGGAGAAGAGTACTTAATGAGTTACAAAGATATAGTAATAATGGAAAGATAGATGTCGGCATCTTAACTCAAATGAGTGATGGATCGTTTAGTAACTTAGTACAGCATCTAAAGAAGAAAGAATATGAAAAGATGAGAAAGTGGGTGGCAGAGAACTTAGATAATGATCCAACAACAATATACAGAAAGCTGTATGATACTTGTAATGTGAATTTGAAGGAGACAAGCATTCCTGTTCTAGTTACAACTATTGCTGACTATCAATACAAAAGTGCATTTGTAGCTGATCATGAGATTAATTTAGTTGCTTGTTTAACAACCTTAATGATAGAATGTGAGTTTAAATAATGGTAAAGAAAGTTAAGTCTTATATCACATCTGTTTTTGAACCTACAAAGAAAAGGACTTCAATTGGTAGAGGCAAAATTAAAATGGCTTCTATGAATAAACATAAAAGAAGATCTTGGAAAAAGTATAGGAGACAAGGATGAACCCCTTTGACTTCATCAACAGCATAACATATAAAAAGAATATAGCCATGGATAGTAATAACGAATCTAGTTACAATCCATTTATTACTAATCGTGCATTGTCACAGTTTGTAGATTGTATATTATTATCCAATGAGATGAATATGAGACATCATATAGATAATAAATTACAATATGACTATTTCATAAATAGAATACGTCCCAAGAAGAGATTTAAGAAATGGGATAAGAAACTAGATAATGAAAATATAGAACTAATTAAAGAATATTATGATTATAACAATGATAAAGCCACTACAGCTTTGTCTATATTATCGTTACAACAATTAGATATTATTAAAAAGAAATTAAATAAAGGTGGTGTGAAATGACAATTGACACAGACAATATGATTGAAGTGAAACTTAACGAAGGTGATGATTTTCTAAAGGTCAGAGAGACTCTAACAAGAATTGGAGTTGCATCAAGAAAAGATAAAACACTCTATCAATCATGTCACATATTACATAAACAAGGAAGATACTTTATAGTACACTTCAAAGAACTGTTTGCTCTTGATGGTAAGCCTTCTAACTTTACAGAAAGTGATATATCAAGAAGAAACACAATAGCAAATCTATTAGCAGAATGGGGACTTCTAAAATTGGTAAATCCAGATTTATCTAAAGAACCCGTCGCTCCTATAAGTCAGATTAAGGTCTTACCTTTCAAAGAAAAGGATCAATGGAACTTAACTGCAAAGTATAATATTGGTAAAAAGAATGGTGAAAAGGAGATAGCAGATGGCAACACAGCTTAACATAACTGGTGTAGAAGAAGATCAAAAAGAAAAAGAATTTTCTTTAGGTAACGGAAACGAAATGACTAACAGTGGTACTTGGACTAAAAGTCAAGGTGGTACTGAAAGAATGTTTGAAAGACTAAAGAAAGAAATGGATCCAAAACTATTGGATAATTTTCAAATAATTTGTAGTAGAGTAAGAGACTTAGAAGACAAGAAAAGAATCTTATGGCTACATGATTTATGGAATGATCCAGAGAACCAACATTTAAAAAACGATAGTTCATTATCAAGATTTGAAAAGTTGATATTTGTTAGTAATTATCAATTGCATACATTTCATTTAGGTTTAGGTGTTCCATTTGATAGAGGTCATGTAATGAGAAATGCAATTGATCCAATTCCAAATAAGTTAATTGATAAGCCAGATCCTAAAAAAGAAATAAGAATAATCTATCATACAACTCCACATAGAGGTTTAGAATTGTTAGTACCTGTATTTGAGTTCTTATGTAAAGAGCATAAGAATATTCACTTAGATGTATTCAGTAGTTTTGAAATATATGGTTGGAAACATAGAGATGAACAATACAGTAAAGTATTTGAAACTTGTCAAAACCATCCACAAATAACATATCATGGTTATCAACCACATGATAAAGTTATGGAAGCATTGGGCAGAGCTCATATATTTGCATACCCAAGTATATGGGTTGAAACATCTTGTATTGCAGCTGTAGAAGCTATGAGTGCAAAATGTTTAACTGTAACTAATAATTTAGGTGCACTTCCAGAAACGTGTGCTAACTTTGCAAGTATGTATCAATATACAGAAGATGGTCAAAAGCATGTAAATAGATTTGCAAGTATAATGAACAATACAATCAAAGTTATGAAAGAACAAAACAATTGGACAAACCAATTAGAAGTTCAAAAGAATTATTTTGATAATTTTTACAGTTGGGGATTCAGAGCAAAGGAATGGGAATTGTTATTACAAGGGTTGAAAGATGGAGCTAATTCATAAGCATCTCATAGTAACAGGACATTTTGAAGAAGTCAATCCTATAGTTTGGCCATGGCCAGAACTTAATGATCTTAATGATGATCTTCTAAATGAACTTGATATGAAAGTATTAAGTGGTCCTTATACTGCTCGTTGTGACGATAAAGGCAATGAAGGTTATACTATGATGACAGCTATAACAACAAGTCATATAATTTTACATACTTGGGATAATGGTCATTTTCAGCTTGACATTTATAGTTGTAAGAAGTATAATGTAGATACAGTTTTAGAAGTACTAAAGAAACATCATTTTTATAGTAAGAAAGAGCAAGTAATTGATAGACCATTCATTAAAAAAGACAGTTGATCATATAGACATCACTAAGTACAATGTCACTGATATGGTTAATCAGATGTCTTCTACTTCATTTACATCAAGAGAAATATATAATGCTTGTGAATTATATAAGCATATGTTATTAGACGAAGATTTAACAATTATTCTTACAATAGCTGGATCAACTCAAGCAGCTGGATGTTTAAAATTATATAGAGATTTAGTAAAATTCAATATGGTAGATGTTATAGTAGCTACAGGAGCATCTATAATTGATATGGATTTATTTGAAGGTTTAGGTAACAGACATTACATTGGATCCAGCAAAGCTAATGATGATATCCTAAGAGAAAATTATGTTGATAGAATATACGATACATTCATATCAGAAGATGATTTAAAACAAGTAGATAATTTTATAGAAGATTTTGCAAGTAATCATTGCGGAGCAAAAACATATAGTTCAAGAGAGTTTTTAAACTTATTGGGTTGGCATTTGAGAACAGGTAATAGTTTAGTTCAAGAATGTTATAAAGAAGATATACCAATCTTTTGTCCAGCATTAAATGATAGTGCTGCAGGTATTGGTTTACTTATGCATCAAACAAACAATCCATTAAGTCATGTAGCAATTGATAGTATAAAGGATTTGAGAGAGTTGACTTATCTTAAAGTTGAAACTCCACACACAGGTTTGTTTATGATAGGTGGTGGTGTACCTAAAAACTTTGCTCAAGATATAGTTGTTGCAGCAGAATCAATTGGTCATAGAGTACCAATGCATCAATATGCTATACAGCTTACAGTTGCTGATGTTAGAGATGGAGCTTGCTCAAGTTCTACTTTAGATGAAGCAAGTTCTTGGGGAAAGGTTGATAACACTAGTACACAGATGGTTTATGGAGAAGCTACAAGCACTCTACCTATTATAGCAAATTATGCATATCATAATACTGACATAGAAAATAGGAAGAGGAGGAAACTACATGAACTTTTTAGGAGTTAAGAAATACAAATATGACGAGTGCAATACTCTCATAATACCATATCCAAAAGAAGCTGGTGTATCATATGGTAGAGGAACTAGAAATGGTCCTAGAGCTATTCTAAAAGCAAGTCAACAAGTAGAACTTTATCCATATCCAGATAATTTAAAAATACATACATTTAGTAGTCTAATTGGTCAAGCATATGCTACAGGTTTACCTGAGATATCTAAGATGGTAAAAGCAGGTAAAGAAGCTGGTAAGTTTACTATGACTATAGGTGGAGATCATAGTTTAACACCTACATTGTTTGAACCATGGGCTAATGAAGAAGTAGATATAGTACAGTTTGATGCTCATTGTGATTTAAGAGATAAGTATGATGGATCCAAACAAAGCCATGCATGTGCTATGAGAAGGTGTATGGAGATTAATGATAAAACAAACTTATATAGATTTGGTATAAGAAATACCAGTGAATCTGAAACAAAATATATTAAGAATAACACACATAGGATACGAACTAATATCATTCCTAAAAACAAGAAATTATATCTTACATTTGATGTAGATGCCTTTGATGTATCGTTAATGCCAGCTACAGGAACTCCGGAACCTGGTGGTTTAATGTGGAATGAAACTATAGGTTTATTAGATGAAATAATAAACAATAATAAAATAGTTGCAGTAGATATAGTTGAGTTTGCACCTATAAAAGGTATAGAAGCCTATGATTTCGTGATAGCTAAACTTTGTTATGAAATATTAAGAAAAATTTCAAATAGCTGTTGACTTTAATTCGATAATGTGAGATTATAATAAGAGAGATATAATTTTTTAACAAGGAGTGAGAACATGATGAAAATTGATACAAAAAACCCATATGCAATGAAGCCTAAGCAAGTTGATAATGAGCTTGGTCTTTATAATGCTGACTATGAAAACTTCATGCATTATGCTGAACAAACTATTGGTGAGTGTGAGAGCATTCAAGAATGGAAAGGATGCATTAGAGGTTTCCTAGAGATTTATAATAGTGTTTGTTATATTACTGAAGATGTAAAATTAGATCAGTATAATATACAAATTACTGATGAAAGACTATTCAATTATGTAAGTTGGATGTGGAATGAATATTGGAGTAAATATAACTAGTTGATTTTACAGGGAACTTTTTTTTAGTTTCCCTGTTGACTTTATAAAGATATTGTGAGATAATAGTATAATAGAGAGATATTAATTTATAACAAGGAGTGATTATGATAAATTATATTACAAAACAAGAATACACCGGAAAGAACTGGGATATCCTAGGTTCTGCAGGTTATGACGAATCTTGCTATTTCGTTACTTTTAAACAAGCTATTAGATTTCTTGAAGGAGTTTCTGGAAAGACTATGAAAGGTCTTACTAAAGCTGCTACTCTTTA